TTCATTAAAGAATAATGTTTTATTTTCATACCCACTTCCACTATTTTCAACTTCAATAGAAGAAATTACATTCTTTTTATCAAATGATTGGATTCTTTGAAGTCCCTCACCATAAGAAGTAAAATCTACAGTATTAATTCCACTAATCGCATCTTCTAATGTTGGGTGAAGTTTTATGGTTCTAAGATCAACATTATTGACATAATAAATTGCACTATTTACCAGTCCACCAATCTGTTGTTGATCTTGACTGTTGTATACAACTTTTTCAAAATCTCTAAATCTGTGATCAGTTCTAAAACCAATTGTATTATTTTGTACGTCAACATCTTGGTATAAGCTACCAGCATTGAAGTTGTTAAAGTGAGTAATTTTTGAAATATTACATTTTGCAATGGCACCATTTCCATTACCACCAGAAATGGTTACTTTTGGATCATCTGCATAGTCAAATCCTTTGTTTAGAATATTGATTCTAGATAGAGATCCAGTAACATTACAAACTCCCTCTGCATCAGTTCCAAATCCTACACCAGCAGATGGTTCTATATCAGTAATTTGTAAAATGGGTGGGTTTATAACGTCATATTGTCCATCACCTATTGATGTAACATCAATAGATTTAATTGGACCATAATAAACCGCATCGGAAGATTTGAAGTTTGAAATTTCAACACCATTAACAAACATTCCAATAGATCCTGGAACGGTTACTTTCTCTCCTTCATTCGTAGAGGGTATTGGATCTGCAAACTTTCTAATAAGATTTTGTGGTCGTAATTGCTTACCAGTATTTCTTAAAAGTTCTAATTTATTACCAGTAACTGTTCCAAATACTCTAATAAAAATTTGACTTCTGATATTTGATCTACTTGTTGCTAATCTTATTGTAGATGCATTAACTTTGTATATAAAGTATTGACCTTCTTGAATATCCAGTCCGATATTATTGTTGTATGAATAATATACTGCATCACCAGTAATAAATGCGTTAGATCCAATATTAATATCAAAACCGTCATATTGACCACCAAAGATTACAGATAGATCTTCAATATCTACTGGAGTATTGTAGTAATCTGGTAATGATGGAGATAAAACAAAAGTATCCTCACTAGTTACAGGAACCGTATCTAAGTTCTTTGTAACAGGGTTTACTACATCTTTAAGTGTAGTTACAGTCTGCTTAGAATAAACGTTACTTACATTTGCAGATATAACATTTATTTGAGGATTATTGATGGAATTTGCTTTTGAAATTCCCTTCCTAATACTATACTTGACATTAACAGTATCAATTTGAGTTGTTAAGTTAATATCAAATTCATTCTTGTTAGATACACCAATCACAAAAATGTTGTACTCAGTCCCATCAGAACCAGCAACTGTTCCAATATCACCAAGAGTGAAGATATTTTCATCAAATGTTGTTACTCGATACTGAGCAGCACCATTTAACTTTAATGCAACTTGTTGAATTGACTCAATCTCATATTCTGGAGTGGAATTAATGATCCAACTTGTTTTAATCTGTTCTTCAGTAAATTGACCAAGAGATACAATTTGAATTTGATCTTTATTTTCATAATAAAATGTTTTATCTCTGTTATAACTTAATTCTCCTAAAACGCCAGTAACTTTTACTCTAATCTGCTCTTCAAAATCATTTACAGCATACGCATAATCTGGAGTAGTAACATTTTGATTAAGACCAATTGGAATTGGAGAAGTTAACCCAAAAAATTGAGTGACACTTTTACTGGTGTATGGAATGGTGTATTCGACATCATTATCAAATACAACCAGATCACCACTATCTGGAAAACTAATTGTAGAATCTACATCTAGATAAGTTTGTCCAGTTCCAACAGGATTGGTGATTTTTGTTTTTGGGTGTACACTAAACTCAAAAATTTCTAGTTCTGGATTATAATCGAGACTTAATTTGAAGTACTCTATACCATCTCTAAACAACTGCTCTACATCAGTAATTGTTCCCGCCGCACGGTTGATAGTTTCTGTACCATCTTGGAACAAAGTTCTGTTAACAAGATCTTTTGGGTCTCCAACTAGTCTCTCTACAACAAGATCTCTTGTAATTCTGTAATCTGCATCGGATGGTTGAACAAGAAAATCTCTTGGTTTTACAACATCAACTTCAGTTCCCCATAATAATCTGAATAAAACATCAAAAGATGCATCAGACCCCTTAGATGAATAAAAATCTTTTAGTCTCGATACTACAGAAGTTTCGTTAATATCGGTATAAAAGTCAATATTATCAAAACCAGGAGCATATTGTCTTTTATACTTCTTATAGAGTTCTGCTAAAAATAATGAATGAAGATTATATACAATATCTCCAGAAGCATGAGACTCTTTCTCAGTAGTCTCAAAAGATACAACATTACTATCAGTACTACTTACATACGAAGTAATACCAACAAATGCTCTAGAACAACCTTCAAAAGTTGTATCTGTTTTGGATTTATAATAAACAATCTCATCATTAATGTGAAGGAGACCATCTCTATTAGGAAATCCTTCAGTAGAAGACACAACAAAGTTTGTAGTTGTGAATCCAGCGTTAGATGTCAGTTCTGTATGATATACTAACTCGGTAATATTCTCTAGTTTAGTATACTTATCAATATTATTAACAATATCTAAAGCGGCACCAGGAGATTCTATACCTGTATAGTAACTCTTCAGGAATTCTACAAATTCAGGGTAAGATTGATTGACAAAATCGGGTAATTGATCTTGCAGTAAGTTATAAATCTTAGATCTTTGCATATCCCTATAATCTTATGTACTTGCCGTTAATGTGACTTGATGATACTATATATTGCGATCCAGAAAGGTCAATTCCAGAAGAAATGACATCAGAAACCATCTTCAACTTAGAACTCTCAGTATCTAATTGTAAGTAAAGATCTTGAAGTCCAATAATATCGTAAGACTGTGATAATGTAGAGACTTCAATAATTTTGTCTCCAAATTTAGATTTTGCCGTATCGATTATATTTACAGCATTTAATTTTATCTCTCCTTTTTCATAGTCAATATCACCTATGTTGCTTCTGATGATAATTGGTTGATTTGAAGCATCTAATTTGAATAAAAATACAGTTCCTTTATCCATAGCTGCGCTTGGTAAATCACCCAAGTAAACTGTTCCACTTATTCCCTCAACTGCAAATCCACTAGACTTTATATTGTAACCAGAGGGGTTTTTTACATGGAATTTATTACCAAAACAAATTTCATACTCACTGAAAGTTCCAACAGTTGCTTTTATGTCTCTTCTAATTTGAACATTTGTGATATTTGATGTAATTGCATTAGAAGAGTCGTCAATCAACTTCAAAAACTTACTATATTTGAACCTAGATCCATATCTATTTAACTCATCAGATTGAGCATATTTTACTAAGTTATTCTGAACTAATTCACTGACATAAGTTGCTTTGCCCAGGTTTTCATTATAATAAACACTAGCATCGTACTCAATATAAAGGAACTTCAAGTCAATTAACTCAGGTACAATACCAGCAACTGCATATTTGCGTAGAGATGTCTTGATATTATCTTTTACAATATTTGGAACATATGAACCATTTTTTGGTTTGATACTTATGAATACTTTTCCAAATTTTGGAGGAGATAATTCTTCACCACCAAATACAGATACAGAATCAGTTTCCGAATATATTTGTGGGATCAACGCTTCATAATCAGATGCTGTAACCGCTCTATTTTGCGATGCATAGACCCTAGGAGCGAGTTTTTTGATGCTCTCGATAGATTCTATAGGAGACCCGTATCCCGCCGCTTCTATGGTCGTTACGAGGGGTGCTAGGACCTTTACAGGACTGCCATTGTTATCGAAGAATCTTCCCGAGAATTTAAAACTATCAATGCCGTTTGCCTTCTCACCATTGGTAACAACATAAGAGACAATGATATAATTGTTATTCTGTAACTTGCTACCAAAAGTTCCATCACCAAAGATTAATTCGTATCTTTGATCTGCAATTTCATTGATAAAGAATACATCATCGGTACTCTTCACATCAATAAGATTGTCTGCAAGTTTATAGACTCTAGTAATATTGCTGTTCTTGCTTTCTCTTACCTCTACTCTAATCAGACTAGTATCAATTCTAGGATTTTGTAATATAAACTTCTGATTCTTATTATTACTATTTACGGTAAAGGTGTTCTGAATAAATGCACCCTCATAAATGTCGATATCTTCAAAAATTGCCAGTCCCTGAGACACTGGAACAGTTATATCCTCTGGAATGGAGTAAACATAACTACGACCCCCAAAGGTGACCCCAGAGGTCGCTACAATGCCCTTACGGAGCGTTATAGAGACAGGATTAGTGGCGAATGTAGATAGGTCAATATAAGATGAAACTCTCGCTTTTGATGCTTTTACTGATCTGGGTAAATATCCGAGATTCCTTGCAAGGGAGACTACGTTCTCTCGCAAAGTCGCACCATCAAGGAAGACCTCATTGGTCAGCATGTTAGCATTATATGCACTTATATAAGTGTTATACGCTAATGTGTCCAAGAGGACCGTAAAGTTGGATCCCTCAAAGTCATAATCAGTAAAGTTACCATCTGCTCTCAGGTAACTCTTGATTGACTCCTTAATTTCGGAAAAATCTAGAGATGCTACGTTGACTAGTGACATTTATCTCGTTGGCAGTAATACGAATTGCAATTGTTGCGGTTGAGCTTCAATTCCAATTATGAAATACTTAATAGTCACGTCCATCAAACCATCATCATAGTTTGGAACAACATTTACATTGTCCAGTCTGACTCTAGGTTCGTTGTTTTTAATTACAGATTCAATTTCGTCCGTTAAACTCTTTGCAGTGAAGAAGTCAATGTTCTCAAACAGGAGTCTATTGACAGCACATCCAAAATCAGGTTCAAAAAACTTCTCACCTTGTACTGTCAGCACCAAATTTTGAACAGAACGAGCAATTGCGTACTCATTTTGTAAAGTAATTAAGTCTCTCGTCAGAGGATTCCTCTTTAACGTGAGACTTATATCTTTAAAACCACGACTTACACGCTCTAATGGCATGATATTTAGTAAAAGCTTACCTTAAAAGTTATTTATCACACTTTTTTCCAACTTCAGTCTTCCAATCTTTCCAAATAATCCACTTCTGGGGTGTAAAGTTCTTCTTTTTGCTTCGCACGGCGTCTTCTTGCCGCCATATCAAGATATTTGTCGCTATCAACCTCTGTAATTAGGGTCATACCCTCTTCAATGAAGAATTCTCCCTTATCGACCTTGTGATAATTGCCCATTTTTTGCTCCTTAGGTTAAAATTGGAACTTTTAGAGGGGTTACTATCCCTGATCTTCTTCATTTTCCCGCTCTTTAGCGGTTTTCCAGAAATATTCGTCTTCTCGACCCATACCAAGACGCTCAAAACCATTCTCAACTGAGTAAAATTCTGTAGAAACCTTAAAATCTGGCATTTTTGGTTCAACAGGAGTCAAACTATTGTCAAAAATACGCATTC